CCAAACAACAATATCCAATTAATATATTTGAAGATGATTTAGGCTTAACTTTTGAGTTAGCTTGCACTGGCATTCCTAAAGATGCTATTGAAGTTAAATTAGAAGGAGATAGCATTACTTTCTCTTATAATAAGGATAAAACACCCGAACCCGATAGAAAATATATTCATAGAGGGATTGCAAAGCGTTCATTTAATTTAGCTTATAAATTAGGAACAAAATTTACACCAAGTAAGGCCACAGCAAAATTTAATGATGGATTGTTAATAGTAACAGTTCCATTTGCAAAAGAAGCAGCGCCAAAAGTTTTGAAAATTAATTAAAAGTAACCAATAAAGTTCGCCCTATAGGTTGGTTACCTGAATTATTTTTCGTATATTTACGTAAACAAAAAATTAAAGTTATATGCAAACAATCAAAGACCCATCATTAGAACCTTATTACATAGGTAGAGACTCACACTGTTATACAGTATATGAAGTAATTACACCTGACTCTGATAGACTAAGAACAGAATCTAGTAAAGGTGAGAATTATGAAAAACCTGTAGCACATTATTCCAAATTTGGGAGTGCTTTAAATAAAATAGCAGAATGTCAACTACATAGTAGTAAAGAAAAATTTGACAGTGTGTCAAAATATCTCGATAGATGGGATGACTTAAAAAATAAATTAGAAAAATTAATAAATTATAAAGGACTATGAATTTAGAAGCATTATTTAATGCGGTTATCGTTAAACCGATTGAACAAAACGAAGAAATGTATGGATCTATTGTCGTACCAGATATGGGTAAAGACAAAAATGAACATGGTATTGTAGTATCAGTTGGACCTGGTCAACACACACATTTAGGACATTTTATTGAATCAGAAATTAAAGTAGGAGATGAAGTAGTTTTACCTACTCAAGGGTTTACTAAAGTAGAACATAATGGTGAAGATTATTATGTAGGACCAGAAAATCAAATACTAGCAAGAGTTAAATCAACAGTTGCGGATGTGTTAGCAGAAACAGAAGTTACTGAAGAAGAACAAGCATATATTAATGATATAAAATTAGAAGACAATGAGTAAAATTATAGAATTTGGCCCGGAAGGGAGAGAAAAATTAGTAAAAGGTATTGATACATTAGCAGATGCTGTAGTATCAACTTTAGGACCTAATGGTAGAAATGTAGTTATTGAAAAAGAACATGGACAAGTACAATCTACTAAAGATGGTGTAACAGTAGCTAAACATATATCACTTAAAGATCCAGTTGAAAATTTAGGTGTTAATTTAGTTAGAGATGCCTCAATTAAAACAGCTGATAAAGCCGGAGATGGTACTACAACATCTACTTTATTAGCTAGAGAAATGATTAAAGGTGGACTTAGTCATTTAAATAATGGAGCTAATGCTGTTGATATAAAAAGAGAAATTGATAGATCAGTAGAAGAAGTTATTGATGTTTTAAAAAATAAAATATCAGAAGATATTTCATCTGAAGGTCAATTAGAACAAGTAGCAACAGTTTCAGCTAATAATGATAAAGAAATAGGTAAATTAATATCTACAGCATTAGATAAAGTAGGAGATGAAGGAATAGTACATATTGAAGAAAGTAAATCTGGTGAAACATATTTAGAAACTGTTGAAGGTATGCAATTTGATAGAGGATTTAAATCTCCATATTTTGTTACTGATAATAATACAATGACTAGTACTTTAAGTGATGTTAGTGTTTTAATTGCAGATCATAAATTTACTAGTGTAAAAGAATTGTTACCTATATTAGAAGGTGTAGCAAAACAAGCTAAATCATTATTAATAATAGCTGAAGACATAGATCATGAGGCATTAGCAACTTTAATTGTTAACAAACAAAGAGGTACATTAAATGTGTGTGCAGTTAAAGCACCAGATTTTGGGGATAGAAGAAAATTAATTTTAGAAGATATTGCTATAATGACTGGTGGTGTTGTGTTTGATAAATCTAAAGGAATGAAATTAGATAAATTTTCTTGGGATTGGTTTGGTGAAGCTAGAACAGCAACAATAGGTAAAGATAAAACTACTATTATTGATGGTAAAGGTGATGAAGAAGCTATAAATAGTAGAGCAAGTGAATTAGCTAATCAAGTTGAAGGATCAGAAAGTGAATTTGAACGTGAACAATTACAAAGTAGATTAGCTAAAATGTGTGGAGGAGTTTCAATTATTCATGTAGGTGGTCGTAATGAAACTGAAATGAATGAGAAAAAAGATAGAGTTGATGATGCTTTACATGCTACCAAAGCAGCAATTGAAGAAGGTATTGTACCTGGTGGGGGATCAGCATTATTGTATGCTAGAGAATCTATAGATAATAATAGTATTGGATCAGAAATCGTATATAAAGCATGTGGTAAACCATTTGAACAAATACTTATAAACGCAGGACATGATTCAGTACAAGCACAAATGTTAGGTAAATACAGACTAGTTGATAGTGGTGATGGTACATGGGCAGGATATAATATAAAAACAGATAAAGTTGTTGATATGAAAAAATCAGGTATTATAGATCCAACTAAAGTAACTAGGGTTGCATTAGAAAATGCAGCTGCTGTAGCAGGAACAGTATTACTTACAGAATGTATAGTAGTAAATGAACCTAAAGAAGATAAACCACAAATGCAAATGGACCCTTCAATGATGGGAATGTAATATGGAAACAATAATTAACGAAAATAATGAATTGATAGCAGTAAGAGTACCACCTGGAGACAGGTGGAAACTCGTTACTGATCCAAAAAATCAAGTATATCCAACTTTAACAGAAACTTTAGAAGCATATCTAAATAAAACAGGGTTTAAAGGGGAATATAGATTAGATCCTATGGGAAGTAAATTATATGCTATTCATTCAATAGAAGAACAAGTTAAGCCAAAAGAAGAAAAAATGTATTCATTGTATGGTGAGTTTAAACAGGGAGCTTAAACTTGGAGAATTAAATAATATTTTGTATATTTAGGTTATGAAAGATCACGGATTATTAGTAGAAAAATATCGTCCTACAAATTTAGATAATTATGTAGGTAATGAAAGTATTAAAAAATCAATATCAAATTATATTAGTCAAAATGATATTCAAAATTTAATATTTTATGGACCAGCAGGAACTGGTAAAACAACTCTAGCAAAATTAATTGTTAAAAATATAGAATGTGACCACATTTATATTAATGCTTCTGATGAAAGAGGTATTGAAACTATTAGAGATAAAGTATCTGGATTTGCTAGTGTTATGTCATTTAAACCTATTAAGGTTGTTATATTAGATGAAGCAGATTTTTTAACTATACAAGCACAGGCATCTTTAAGGAATGTAATTGAAACTTTTTCAAGAACTACACGTTTTATCTTAACTTGTAATTTTGTTGAACGTATTATAGATCCTTTACAATCAAGGTGTCAAACATTAAAAATTATTCCACCTAGTAAATTAGATGTTGTTAAACATTTAAAGAAAGTTACTGAGAAAGAAGATATCAAAGTAAACGTAAATGATTTAGCAATTGTAGTTAACAACAACTATCCTGACGTTCGTAAAATGCTTAATACTATACAGGTATCTACACAAGATAATGTATTAAGTTTAGATACAACTGCTTTAGTATCATCTAATTATATGGCTGAAGTTGTTAAGGAATTATCAACATCATCACCTAAATTTAATACAATAAGACAAATAATAGCTAATGCTAATGTTAAAGATTTTGAAGGATTTTATCGATTTTTATTTGATAATGCTTCGGATTTTGCACCTGGGAAAGAAGGCACAGTTGCAATACATATAAATGAGTACAGTTTTCAATCTAATTTTAGAATTGATAAAGAAATAAACTGTATGGCCTTAATAAAACAATTAATTAATATTTAAATTTAAAAAAATGAGTGAAAACAATGTAGGACAACCACCAGTAAAATTAGAAGACACGACAGGATTCGTAACACCAGAGGGAAACAAAATTTTCCAACAAGGAGTATTATTACGTAGTGTATCTAAATTTGTAGCAGGAACTGATGAAGATGCAGTTATGCCAATTCCAGTATTTTTCTGTCCTGATACTAAAAAAATAGTAGGATTAACATTACCACCAGAAATCAGAGATGAATATAAAGACGATTTAATATAGATGACAGTATTTAATTGGCTAGAAGAAATAACCGTTAAAAAAACACCACCTAATGATTTTACCCAACAAGATTGGGATGATTGGAATTCTTATATGGTACATAGATTTTTATCTATGAATATGAGTTATATTGACATAGTTAATTTTGTACAAAATATAAATCCCCAAAATAAAAAGGAGATTTATACTATTTATAGGGAAATGATTCCTAAAAGGAAAGTATGGAACAAATATATTAAGAACCAAAATAAAAAGGATTCTAAAGAACTAGCAAAAGTCATAGCTAATAAATTATCAATTGGAAGTGATGAAGCTAGTTCGTATATTCCCATATTAGGAAAAGATAATATCACTGAAATGTTAAGTGATTTAGGTTATGATAAAAAAGAATTAAAACAATTAATAAAAACAATATAAAATGGCTAAATTAGTAGATATGTTAAGAACATCTGCAGAAGCAGATAAAGCAAAAGCATTGTTATCACTTGAATTATTAGGTAGCAAAGCAGTTGGTATCGGAGACCATTCAACAGGAGATTTTTATAAGAATGCTGAAGAAGCACTTGTAATGTTAGTAGATGCTGATGATAGGTTAGAAGCTTTAAGTAAATATTTTAATGATAAAGGACAAATTAATGGATAGTGTAAAAAAATACCTAGAAAGATCAGATAAAATAAAAGCTCAAGAAGAGTTTAAAGGGGTAGAAGTATCTGAAATAGTAGAAATATTTGAAAATGAATACCCAGAATTATCTGAAGAGTTTAAAAATATTGGTAGAGAAATGTATGAAATGTTTGCCCGTAAACATATGGATTATGGTTTAAATAATATTGCTTTAGGTGGTGATATTTTAAATAGCAAGGATGATAAAAAATTCTCATTAACTGGCTTATGTATTAGACTTACAGATAAAATTTCACGTTTAAAAAATTTATTAATTAATGGTCGATCATTCGTTCAAGGTGAAGGTATGGAAGATACATTTATTGATATAGCCAATTATGGTATAATCGGTCTTTTAGTAGGTCGCAATAAATGGAAAAAATAATTTGGCTAAAAAGGTTCCAATAATAGTAAGGGAGATTAGAAATAATCCCCCTTTACCAGTTAATTTTGCAGTTGAAAAGAATATATCATATTCTCAATTGTCAATGTTTACTCAATGTCCTAAAAAATGGTCACTCCAATAT